TTTTCTGACTCCCACCAGACGTCTCCATTGTATTTTTCTACAATTTGTTTTACGCTAGACAGACCAAAGCCATGATTACGCTTATCAGATTTTCTCGTGTGAAGATCCATTACTGTTTCACTGCATGAATTTTTACAACAAATGACAATTCCATGATTTTCGTATACTGCAAACAAGTCGATCCATTTTTCTTTTTTGCAAGACTCGCATGCTTCGATTGCATTATCCAATATATTTCCGAACAACACTCCTAAATCCGTTCCTGTAATTCCCAGTATCTCCGGCAATTTTACATCTAACTTTGCTTCAATCTGCTTTGCTTCAATCTCTACATACTTCATATTCAAGATTCCGTTCACAACTGCGTTCGCAGTAAATAATTTCTGCTCTGCCTTTTCTAATTGATTCAAGATACTGCAAACTTCCCGCTTTCCCTCTTCAATTTCTCCTTTTTCAAGATATCCGTATATTCCTGCGATCTGATTTTTCATATCATGCCGAATCTTTCGGATTTCCTGCTGATGCTGCTCGACCTGTTCGTAATGAAGCTTTTGATATTCATATTCTTTTAACTGATTTTTCATCTCCCCTTCTGCGATATGATATTGCTCCTGTTTTCGGAAAAGAATATAAGTGATAATATTGATCACGATGACGATAATTGTCACTATCCAACTAAAAATCAGATCAATCGAATTCCTCATAATCTGCGCCTCATGAAGATAAATAATCAAAACAGCGCTTAATATCGGAATAATCAAAAAGCTTTTCTGTACCTTTCTCTCCGGCGCATTTTTCTTGCGCCTGCTGAAAAAATATAGGACAAGCACGAGGATCAGTCGCAGTTCTGTAAGAAAGCGTTGGAAAAACTGCGTAATATCACTGTCCAATTTCGGCATTTCGGATGCCTCAATATGAAAAAAATATCCTATACTCAATGCAACAATTCCTTCAATCGTAATTATAAATGCAAAAAAAGAACTTCCTACAAATAATTTCCTCTTCCAATTTCCTTGAGACTATGAAGAAAAGTCTGTAAATATGATCTTCTATGATAAGAATGAGCGATAGGCTTAAACAAAATCAGCTTTTCGCCCTTGCTTTATATATAACAGTTACAAAATTGCATGTCAACAGCAGGCGGGTAATCCGCCTGTTTTTCTGCTTTTTTTATTACTCTGGCAAGCGACCTTCATACATGATACTTAACTCTCCATAAACCTGAGCCCAGTTCCGGATTGTTGCAGTCCATTTTTTTGTAGCTTCAAAGGTAGCCAGATAAAGGGCTTTTAAAAGGGCTGTATCGCTTGGAAAGACGCTTCTCTGACGGTTCAGCTTCCGATAAGTGGAATTCAGAGATTCAATGGCATTTGTTGTATAAATGACAATTCTTTGGATAATGAATTTAATCTTTATTCCTTCATGCCTCGAATGTATTCGTTTTATACCAACATCAAAGCGGATTATCTTATTGCCAGCCATGTTGTGATCGATAGTTTTGTCTTTCTCATCCATACTTCTCCAAATGGAGACGCAAAATGTGATTTCCTTTGCTGTTCAACATTTGCCAAGGGTGACCGTGATTATGAACAAAATCAAAAGAAACGCACTTTACTCAAAAAAGAGCGCATACATATTCCATCCAATATAACTACTGTTTTACTCAACAAATTAGATAATGAATCCTCATAGGGAACATTTCACTAAGCAACGCTTGAAAATGTTCCCTATTTATATGAATAAAATTCCTCTCGCATCGTACACACTCTCTGTATTCATATTTCCACAACGAATTGCTCTGTCCAATCCTATAATCGTTGCAATGGCACCGTCAATCTTCTCTGTGGATTTTTCTTTGTCTGCCTTGATATTTCCTGCTGGGTCTGTTCGAATAAAAATATTATCCATCATCCATCGAAGCACCGGATGTCCTCCATGAGCTAATTTCTGCTCCAGTGTAAGCTTCATCAGTTCCTTTGTCGGTGGACTCATATCTTTAAATCCCTGTCCAAATGGAACAACTGTAAATTCCATCCCTTCAAGGTTCTGCACCATCTGTACTGCTCCCCAACGGTCAAATGCAATCTCACGGATGTTAAATCGTTCTCCCAATTGTTCAATAAATTTTTCAATGTATCCGTAATGAACTACATTTCCTTCTGTAGTCTGTAAAAACCCTTGCCTCTCCCAGATATCATATGGAACATGGTCTCTTCGGACTCGAAGTTCCAAGGTATCTTCCGGAATCCAGAAATATGGTAGAATGGCAAACTTATCATCCTCATCCATCGGTGGAAACACCAACACAAAAGCCGTGATGTCTGTGGTAGATGATAAATCCAAACCACCATAACATACACGGCCTTCTAAATCATCTTC